GTTTCCCGCAGGGCGTTGTCGAATCAGCAATTTTTCCAACCTCCCCAACGGCCTCCAAGTGAGCGACGCCGACCAACCGGGCATCGTGCGCACTCAGGCGGACGCCGCGCTGGCGTTCGGTGTGGCGCCGCGGTCGATTCGGCAGTGGATGGCTGACGGAGCTCCGCGCTCCGCGAGCGGCTACGACCTGGTCGCGATTGCGCGGTGGCACGAGAGGCGGGAGATCGCGCGCGCTGGCGGTGTGGGCGATGACGAGGATGGCGACGGTCAGCCGATGGCGTGGCGGGAGCGCAAGCTGCGAGCCGAGGCGCTGATGGCCGAAGAGAAGGAGCGCCAGCTGCGAGGCGAGTTGTTCGGCCGCGAGCAGATCGTGGAGCTGACGCGGCAACGCCTGCAGCTGCTCGTGACGGCGCTCGACGCGCTGGCCGTGAGTGCCCCGCAGGAGATTTGCGGGGGGAGCGTCGAGCGTGGTCAGGAGATCCTACGGCTCCGCGTGAACGACATGCGGAGGGCGTTCTGCAACGGCGAGCAGGAGTGGCTTTCGCTGCTCGAGCACTGGCGCCAGGCAGGGACGCGGCCGGGCCCGCGGGGTCGTGGCCGAGCTCGAGCGCGCGAGCCGGGAGTGGTGGGATGATGACCTGGCCGGACTGGATGTCGCACGAGCTGGCGATCCTGGAGCCACCTGCGGATCTGGCTCCGTCCGAGTGGGCCGACCTGCACTTCGTGACGCCGCCGGACTCGCCAAAGCCGGGACCGCTGCGGCTCGACCACACGCCCTACCTGCGAGAGCCTCTGGACGCCTACCTCGACGACGGTGTGGACCGTGTGACGATGATGACGGGGGCGCAGGTCGGCAAGACCACGATGCTCCTAATCCTGATGCTCTACACGGCGTGCGAGCGCCCGCGTCCGATGCTGTACGTGATGCCGCGGGACGCCGACATCCGGATGATGCACATGACGCGCATCAAGCCCGCCATCGACGCGAGCCAGCGAGTGCACCGCGAGCTGTCAGGGCGCCCCGACGACATGTCGGTAGATCACGGCGTCCGGTTCCTACGCTGCTACCTGCGCTACGCAGCCTCGACGGTGCCGGCCGCGATCAAGTCCTCCCCGATCGCTCTGGTCCTGGGTGACGAGATCGAGGAGTGGTCTGACACCGCCGAGGGCTGTCCGATCAGCCTCGCGCAAAAGCGGACGACCAACTACCGCAACGCCAAGATGTACCTGGTGAGCACCCCGGGCTTCCGGGGCGGGAAGACCTGGCAGCAGTGGGAGCGCAGCGATCAGCGCGAGCACCACGTCCCGTGCGTGGCGTGCGGCTCCTACCAGGTGCTGGGCTGGGACGCGGTGCGGTGGGACAACGAGCTGCCGACCGTCGAGGAGCGTGCCGCGGATGCCACGATGCACTGCACGCACTGCGGCGTGGGGTGGTCCGACACCGAGCGCTACGACATGGTCGACAGTGGGCTCTGGGTCCCGCAGGGAGCATCGGTCGTGGATGGTGTCGTGGAGGGGGCGGACCCGCACAAGGGTCGCCACCGCGGCTACCGACTGCCCTCGCTGTGCTCGAAGTTCGTTGCGCTGCGCCAGCTGGTCTACGAGTGGCTGACGGAGGATCGGGCGGACTTCGTGCGCCAGCGGCTGGCATCGATCTGGGACGATCAGATCGACGCGGTGCGGCGCGATCACCTGGAGTGCGCGCGCGGCGACTACCACATGGGCGAGGTCCCGGATGACGTCGTGCTCGTGACGGCCGGCATCGACGTGCAGGGACACCGGCTCGGCTTCTTCGCGGTCGTGCGCGGATGGGCTGCGGACGGCCGCAGCTGGCTATTGCGCGCCTTCAATCCGCGGACGTGGTCGACGCTCGAGGAGGACATCCTGCATGGCACCTACGGAGGCCACCGGGTAGCGTGGACGTTTGTCGACTCGGGAGGAACACGCAGCGAGGAAGGGCGCAGCAGAACCGACGAGGTCTACGACTTCTGCAGGCAGTTTCCGAGGTCGTGTGCTCCAACGAAGGGTCGCCAGACGACTGCCAGCGGGGGGCTGTTCGTGGTCACCAACCCGGACAGGTCCACGGTCACAGGCAAGGTCATCGGCGGGCTACAACTCTGGACCCTGCACACGACACGACTGAAAGACGAACTCGCTGCGCGCGTGGCGCAGGAGCGCGAGGCATGGCAGATACCCATCCACACAGCAGCGCTCGCGACGTATGAGCAACACCTGGTCAGCGAGCACAAGGTGGTCGCGAAGGGCCGTCCGGTCTGGGTTCTGCGCCCTGGCGTGCAGCGCAACGACTACTGGGACGCCGAGGTATTGGCGTTGGCGGCATGGCACAAAATGAGAGACGCCGAGGTCGAGATGAAGACCAACCGAGTCAGGACGCCAGCGACGAGCGCGCTCGGGAATCCCGGGATGAGGAGAGAGCACGGCAGAGCGCGCGCGTTCGGCCGCCGGCGCCGGTGACCTCCTACCCGGAGTGGCGCTGCCCGGAGTGCCGTGCGCTGAGCTTCGGCGGCCAGGGTCCGGCGGTGCGCTCCACGCAGCAGCAGGGGCACATCCGAGTGCGCTACGCGCGGTGCCGGAGCTGCGGGCACACCTGGAAAGCCACTCCCCAGGGCTGACGAGAGGCTGAAGTCCCGCGCGCACAGTTGGTTACGCGCTCGTCCAAGTTGGTCCGCGTGGACGAACTTGGACGAACTTGGACGAACTTGGACGAACTTGGACGAACTTGGACGCAGCGAGCCGCCCTGGACTTGCCGCGCCCATCGCATCAAGTCGAATGCGAACGATGCGAACGCGGAAAGTCGCGGCAAAGTCGCGGCAAAGTCGACTTGCCATCTTGAGACGGCAGCACCCGCGAGAGACGCTCTCGACGCCGAAATCGAGCGTTTCGGGTGTTTTTGCAACTTGTCCGAGTTGTTGCCCGGGACTTGCCGCGACTTGCCATCGCATCAAGCCGAATGCGAACGATGCGGACGCGGCGACACCTGGCGGCCGCAGACCTCGGTGCTGAGTTACAGATGCTGTAACGCATGACGTATCCGGCCACGCGCATTTGAACGACCATGCCTGCGTGGCGACCATCTACACCGACCAGGAGATCCTCGATGAGGCGCGCGAGGCACTGTTCGGGCTCGTGTCGCGGAAGGTCAAGAGCGCCACGGTGGGGGCCGACACCTACACGCTCGTCGACATCGACCGGCTGCAGGCGGTGGTCGACTACTACCAGAGCCGCGTCGAGTCAGGCTCTGGCTACGCCTCGCTGGTAGCGGCTCCTCAGCGGCTCCGCAACGGGATCTCTGGCGCACGCAGGCGGTATCCCTGGTGAGGCTCGTCGAGCGAGCGCCGGAGAAGCCACGCTGGTTTCAGCGCACCCTGAACCGCGTCGCGGATGGGCTGCTCGAGGTGCGGAACCCGCGTGCGGCATCGGAGCGCCGCTTCTGGCGCGCGAACGCTCACAAGTTTGCGCGCATGGCCGGCGCCAGCACCAACCGTGTCCTCGCGGACTGGATGCCGCAGGGTGGCGACGCGGACGCCGACACGGTGTGGGATCTGCCAGCCACGCGCAAGCGCTGTCGCGACGCCGCACTCAACGACCCGATCTACCGAGCCATCCGCAGCATCGTGGCCGACTACGTGGTGGGTTCCGGCATCCGGCCGAAGGCCGAGATCGACGCCGACCGACTCGGGCTCACGCCCGATCAGGCCGAGGAGTGGGAGGGCGCGGTTGACGAGTTCGTGGCCCGCAACCTCGACGCTGCCGACATCACGGGGCGCACCGACTGGGTGGGTCTGCAGCGGCTCTGCTACCTGAGCGTCTTCGACGGCGGGGACGTCTTTCCGTCGTTCCCGATGCCGGCCGCCGGCGGGCGCGAGGTTCGTACGGCTATCAACCTCATCGAGGCCGAACGCGTCGTTGATCCGTATGGCTCGAGCCCGCGCATCACAGCGGGTGTCGAGGTGGATTCGTGGGGCCGTCCCATCGCCTATCACATCCAGCGCGGTCACCCGGGCGCCATGCAGACGCTCGAAAAGGACCACGCCAAGATCGAGCGGTGGCTGCGCGTGCGCCGCACATCGGCAGGCATCCCGCGCACCAACATCGTTCAGGTCTACGAGCAGGACCGCATCGGTCAGAGCCGCGGCGTGCCCTTCATGGCTGCTGCGCTACCGCTGCTCGACGGCATCAGCCAGTACGTCGATGAGGTGCTGCTGCAGGCAAGGCTCCAGAACAGCCTTTCGGTCTGGATCCAGACGACCGGCAACCCCGAGGTCTTCCGCAGCGCGATGCGCGACGAGGTCACCTACGACGGCTTGAGCGAGAAGCGCGTGGAGTCCGGGTCGATCAATGTGCTCAAGGCCGGTGACGAGGCCCGATTCATGGACCCGGCCACGCCGGGCAGCTTCTTCGACGACCTCATCGTCCGCCTGCTGCGCATCATCTGCGCGTCCGTCGGGGCGAGCTACGAGATGACCTTCGACGTCGGCGGAGCCAACTACTCGTCCATCCGCATGGGGGCGCTGCGTTTCCGCCAGCGCATCGCAGCAGCGCAGAGCATGGTGCTGCAGCCGTTCCGCGTGTGGCGCGCACATGCCATCTACGAGGGTTGGCTCGACGGCTTGCTGCCACCGGTGCCGTTCGAGGCTGCGCCGGAGCTCTGGACGGCGTGCGGCTGGACGCGGCCCGTGATGCCGTGGGTGGATCCCACCAAAGACGTGCAGGCCGAGGTCATGCAGGTCGATGCCGGCTTCAAGTCGGTGTCGCAGGTCATCCGCGAGCGCGGTGGGGAGCCCAGCTCGGTGGCGCGCGAGCGGGCGGCCGAACGCGCTGACCTTCCGGCCAACGAGGCCACACCGGCACCGACGCCGGCGACGCAGGAGCCCGCGGGGGCGGGGGCACCGTCATGAGTGGCATCGTCGAAGACCTGCAGCTGACCCCGACAGTCTTCACGCCGCTGAACATCAACGCCAACGGCAACACGGTCGCAATCCCCGCCGTGAGCGGCAAGACAGCCGTGCTGCTCGCCATCGGAGGAGCCAGCACGACGCCGGTCACGCTCTCCGCGGTCCAGCTGCAGACCGGGGCCAGCACACCGATCACGCAGTACATGCGCGTCTCCACCGACGGGTTCTTCGCCGCCGATGGCGGCGTGCCTATCGCGATGGCGACCAAGGGCGAGGAGCTGCGCATTGGTGCGGGCTCGGACGGGTTCCGCGGCTACGCAGTCGGGGCATACATCTGATGGGCAACATCGCCACTCTCTACAACCACCCCGAGATCCTCTACTACGCGCCAAACGTCGCGTCGGCATCGACCGTCACGGCCTTCACGCCGCAGCACGGGGGCAAGATCAGGCTGCTCTCGTGGCACGTGACCGTCACGACCGCAGGAACGATCCAGTTTGTGTCCGCGACCGCCGGTGCGATCTCGGGCGCCATGTCGATGGCGGCCAGCATCGGCTACGGCCAGGCGGCGGACTTCGGGCTCATGGAGACCGTGGCCGGCGAAGCCCTGCAGGTCACCCTCGGCGGCGCCGGAGCCAACCTGCGCGGCTACCTCGTAGCCATCGAGGTGTACTGATGACGACCACCACGACTGTCCCGGTGCTTTTCGAGGCGCGCGTCGATCTGTCGCCGGCGGCTCCATCCGAGGACGGCGCCCGCGTCCGCACGTTTCGGTGTCTGTTCGCGACCGGTCAGCGCATCCCGCAACACGGCTGGTATCCCAACGTGTACGTGGACCTCGAGGGCATGGTGGTCGACAGCCAGCGACAGCCTGTGCTACTGGACCACGAGACCCCAATCGGGTTCACGACGAGCATCGCGCGCACGTCGGCCGGCATGGTCGCCGAGGGTGTGCTGTGTGCGGACCACCCCGAGGCAGAGCGCGTCGCGCGCATGGCCGACCAAGGCTTTCCGTGGCGCTGCAGCGCAGGGCTGCCGCCGGACCAGGTGCTGGAGATCCCAGCCGGGCAGATGGCGTCTGTGAACGGCACCGAGGTGGAGGGACCGGCGACGCTCTGGATGCGTCCGCGGCTCGACGAGATCAGCTTCCTGGCGACGCCCGCAGATCGCGGGACCGTGGCGGAGGTGTTCAGCGGCCGGCCGGCCGCGCAACCGGAGCGTTTCATGCTCGAACTGAAGGACGGCGCCGAGCTGACAGCTGAGGCGCTCGCTGAGTACCCGGATCTCGTCCGGGATGCCGCTGCGATCGTCGCGGCGCGCAAGGAGGACGAGGCCAACCAGCCTCCCGAGGCAGACCCACCGCAGGACTCCACGATGGCAGACGAGCCCACCACGCAGACCCCCGAAGACAAGGCCAAGCCCACCATGGCCGCCGATGCCGATGTCGTGTTCGACATCATCGAGGCCGCGACGCCCGCGCAGCACAAGCTCTGCAGGGAGCTGGTCGCGGAGTTCCGCGCCGGCACCAAGACGCTGAGCCAGTGCTTCGTCGCGCTTGCGACGGACCCGCGCCGGGACGCGCATCAGACGCGCCAGGACCTCGAGGACGTCGCGCCCGAGGCTCTGCCGCAGGGCGCCCATGAGACTTCCGAGACGGAGTTCGAGGCGGCGTGGCGCAAGCTGCCCGCCAGTGAGCGCAGCTCCGTCTACGGCGATCAGATCGAACTCTTCCAAGCCGAGCGCGACGCGATCGCCGCCGGCGCATTCGGAGCGAACCGATGACCGCAGCAAGTGCATCCCGCGTCATCAAGATGACGCCCGTCGGAGACGGTATGCGCATCGCCTGGCCCGTCAAGGCCAGCACGACCATCTACGCCGGCACCTACCTCTGTATCGAGGAAGGCACCGGCTACGCGCGACCGTGTGCGAACGGCCTCTCGAACCCGCGCTTTCTTGGCGTCGCCATCGAGGACGCCGACAACAGCAGCGGCGCCAACGGCGCCATCAGCGTCGACCTCTACCGACACGTCGAGGTCGAAGAGAGCGTCACGGGCATCTCCGCCATCACGGCCGTGGGCGAGGAAGTCTACGCCGAGGATGACGCCACCCTCAACGGGACCGGGACGAACGATGTCTTTGTGGGCCGCGTGTCGTTCTACGACGCCGCCCTGTCCAAGTCCCGGGTGATCTGCAAGGCGGAGCACCTCATCGATCTCGCCGCTCTGAGCACGAGCTGACCAATGGCAACACTCGCATCGACGCAGTCCAGGGCCATCCTGCCCTACCTCTACTACGAGCTGAGCCAGCAGCAGGATGGCTGGGTCTCGTCTCTCTCCGGGCCCGTCATTTCGTCGGACCAGGGGACCGAGACCTACGCCGGCCTGGGATCGATCGCGCGCATGCGCGAGGCGCGCGGCAACCGCGTCGCCAACACGCTCCGCGCGGAATCCTACGCGCTGACCAACCGGGAGTACGAGGGCACGCTGCTCGTCACCGGCAAGGAGCGGCGCCGCGACAAGACCGGCCAGGTCATGCGTCGCATCAGCGACCTTCGCACGACCTACCAGCAGCACTGGATGGAGCTCGGCGCCGAGATGCTGCTCCGGGGCGAAGCGACGGCCGCACCGTACCTGGCCTACGACGATCAGTCGTTCTTCGACACGGACCACGTGAGCGGCGCGAGCGGTACGCAAAGCAACGACATCGGGGCCAGCGCGACCGTCACGACTGCCCCGACGCCCGCGGAGGCCGAGACCGCCATCTGGGCTGCCATCACGCAGCTCATGGTGCTCAAGGACGACCAGGGGCGGCCGATGAATCGTGGAGCCAACAGCTTCACGGTGCTCTTTCCCCCCTCGATGTCGCGGGGCATGGTCGGAGCCATCGCGGCCGAGTACATCGCGGAGTCGAGCGCCGGTGTAAGCAACGTGCTGCGCAACAGCGGCTACACCTTCAACCTCGTGCCGCTGGCCGACCTCCAGGTAGGCATCGCGGGCGTCACGGCCTGGACCGCGAAGTTCGCGGTCGTCGTCAATGATGGTCGCGCCTTCATCCGCCAGGAGGAGGTGCCGCTGCAGATCACGGCCAAGGCGGAGGGCAGTGATTTTGAGCATGACAACCTGGGCGACCACGAGTATGGCGTGTTCACTTCACGCGCCTGTGGCTTCGGGTCCTGGCAGTCGGCCTGCCTCGTGACGCTGTCCTGAGATGGGGTTCCGGGACGAGATCGACCTGGCGGCGGCTGAAATCCTCGATGCCACTGACGGCATCGGGGAGTCGGTCACCTACTACAGGTCGGGCGACCCGGACCTCACCCTCGAGGTACACGTGGAGCGCTTCGAGCGCGACCCCGACGAGGGGCGGATGGCGGCATCGGCGATCGTGTCGGTGCGCGACGACGCCACCGAGGGCATCACGAGCTTCGAGGTCGGCGACACCATGAGTGTTGCGCTGCGGGCCGACGACGACACGCCGGCCGTCTACCGCATCACGGGGGTCGTGGAAAAGACCAAGGGGTTCTGGAAGTTGAGGGTCGAGGAGTGACACAGACGCGCCTCGACATCGACGCCTCACGCCTCCAGGCTCTATACGACCTGCTCCCGAAAGAGACGTTCGCGGCGACGCGCGACGCGGTGGAGCACTCAATGCTCAAGGCCCGCAAGGCGATCGTGCAGGGGCAGCCCGGGACCAAGAACCGCGGCATGCGGGCGCTCGCTAACCGCGGCGTGTTTTTCACGGTGTGGCCGCGCAAAGGCAAGCCAGGCGACCGGCGCGAAAGCCTGTCGGACATCGTGGGGGTGCTCTACACGGCCAACGAGGTGGCGGCGATCCACGAGACCGGTGGCACAGTGCGTGGTCAGATGGCCTTTCCGATCGGCGCCGGGCGCAGCGGGAAGACCAACCGCCCCAAGCGAGGCTATGAGACCATCCAGGCGCTGATCGCGCGAGCCGAGCAGGATCCAGACCTGTCGCTCTGGACGGTGCGCGGAAGCGGAGACACCCGCGTGGTGCTCGAGCGCCGCAAGAGGAAGTCGCGAGGCAAGACACGCGCGCAGCGGGGCAAGAGTCGGGCCCGCAAGGGCAAGCGCTACACCGTCAAGCCCGTCTACCTCATCACCGGCAGCGTCAAGCTGCAGCCGCGTCTGGGGCTGCGGACGACCTGGGACTCTCAGGACGGATTCCGCCGGCAACGTATGTCCGAGATTCCGCAGCGGATTCTGCAGGCGCTGCAGCAGAAGCGCGCCGCGCACCTGCGCAAGAGGTCGGCGTGACAAGCCTGCGCAAGCTGATCCTCGACGACGTCGTGACGGCCGTGGACGGCGTGGCGGCGCTGACGGGTCGCGTGCATCGCTGGCGCCCGACGCTGCCCGATACGGCCCTGCCCTACGCATTCGTGCTTTCCACCGGCGGTACACCTGTCACCACCGAACTCGGCAAGGAGCGCGTGCGACTCACAGCCGACATCCTGATTGTGGCCGAGTTCGACGCGGACACGGCCGGCGATGATGGGATCGCGGTGCTGGACCCGCTCATCACCTCCGTGCAGCAGGCCCTCATGGCCGACGAGCAGTGGAGTTCGCGCGCGCTCATGACCAACGCGGCGGGGTGGCGCACCGTCCCGCCGGATCCCGATCGCCCCAACGAGGTGCGAGCCATCGTGGAGGCAACGATCGACTACCGCTACGACCTCGGCGACCCGGAGACCGACTCGTGACAACCGTAGCGGTCCTACAGGGAGCGAGCAGCTGGACACCGGTGCGCGAGCAGCAGCTCGAGCAGACCGAGGGTCACCGGATCGTGCACACAGCACGGACGGACACGCTCATCCCCACCACGTACGACCTGCGCTGGGATGACGCGACCAAGTCGGAGCGGCTGCGTCTCGAGGAGCACTGGCTGGAGTATGGGCCGGGTGGTGAGTTCCTGGCGACCGCCCCGCACGACAGCGAGCGCACGTACGTCTACGCCCGCGACTCAAACCTGCGGTGGGTGATGTTGGAGCCCAACCACTACCGGATGCGAGTGCAGATCACGCTCGCACAGACCAAGGACACATAGCAGCATGGTGGAGCTCTCCAAGAAGGCACAACTACTCGGCCAGCTCGAGACGTTCGAGAACACCGCCGAGACGCTGAACGCCTCAGATGCCGTCCTGGCGCTCGATGCGCAGGTCGAGCCAATCAAGGCCATGGTGTCGCGGGAGACGGCCCGCACCTCGCTGAGCAGCGAGGTCGATGTCGTTGGCCGCACGATGGTGCGCTATCGCTTCGGCATCGATCTCACGGGAGGCGGCAGCTCCAGCTACGCGAATGCCCCGCCCTGGGGTCCATACGCGGAGGCGTGCGGGATGGTGCTCACCACGGACGGGATCGACTACGTCAAGACCGACAGCACCGGTGTGGTGGCGCAGATCCCGGCCGGCATCGTGCTCACCGGATCGTCGAGTGCCTCGACTGCCCAGGTGCTGTTCACCTACCCCGTCGCCTCGGGCGAAACGCTGCTCTTTATCCGTAAGATCACGGGAGCCGCCTACACGACCAGCGAGGATTTGACCAACGGCGGCACCACGTACGCCAGCACGGCGTCCAGCGGACACACGGGCACCGACGGCCACCGCTACAACCTCACCAGCATCGCGGCGGCAGCTCTCGACTATTCCGCGGCCGGCACCGGCAGCGCAAACGCCAACGAGCTGTTCATCGGCGGAACATCGGGCGCTGCCGGGACATTCGCGTCCGACGATGGCTCCAGCGAGGTGCGGCTGTCTCCGATCGCGGGTGTTTCCTTCGCGTTCGCCGCCGGCGAGACGATCACGGGCCAGACGAGCGCCAAGACCTACACGCTGTCGAGCCCCACCGGGCAGGTTATGAAGGAAGCGCCGACGATGTCGCTGGCGCACATCAGCGAGAGCCGCACGATCAGCGCGACCGGGTGTCGCGGGACGTGGGTGATCGACCTGACCCCTGGCGAGCCGGGGCGCATCAACTTCGTCTTTGATGGCGCGCGCAACTCCGACGGCGTGGGGGCGGGCCTCTACACCGGTGTCAGCTACCAGAGCGTTTCACGGCTGCGCTACGCGGCTGGAGCGATGCTGACCGCCACAAGCTACCGGTTTCCGGTGGGCGGCGTGCAGCTGGATCTGGGCAACACGGTGGTCATGCAGGCCGACCCGCACCAGACCAGCGGCGACCGCGGCGCAGCCATCACGGCCCGCGATCCCGTGCTGTCGCACGACCCCGACCACGTGTCCCCGAGCTTGTGGGACTGGGTCACGAACTGGCAGGGCGAGACGACCTACGCGGCCCACATCGCCATGGGAACCAGCCCCGGAAACCGCGTGGCCATCCGGTGCCCGACTGCTCAGATCACAGACTGGTCTTACGGCGACCGCGACGGCATCCGCACATCGAGCTGTGTGTCACGGCTCACGCGTAGCGACGTCGACGGCGACGACGAGCTGGTCATCTACGTGGCCTAGGAGGGCCCGACGACGCATGATCGCACTCGATCCGAGAGCATCCACCAGCTACGTGGTGGAGGAGGACCGCGAGCTCCCCGCAGAGCAGCGGACGACGTTCCAGCTGGCTGTGCTGGCGAAAGCAGAGCGCTCCGCCATCGACGGATGGCGGGACGACAAGCTGTGCTCGCCCACCGAGTTTGCCTACCGTGTGCTCGGCGTTGGGCTGCGCGGGTGGAGCAACCTCAGGCTCCCGGATGGCTCGCAGGTCGAGTACCGCAGCGAGACCGCGAGCCTGCCTGGCCTACCCCACGCATCGGTAGTGCCGCCCGAGGTCCTCGAGCACATCCCAGCCAGGGTGTGGGGCGAGTTGTGCCGAGCAGTCGACAAAGGCAACCAGCTCACGGATACCGACCGGGGAAACTAGCGCTCGCCGCAGTCCTGCAATGGGGCACCGCACCGATGACCTGCCGCGTCTGCACAAGCCCCGAGGCCGGGGTCTGGCGGCAGGAATGGGGCTGCGACGGACCGACCGAGAAGCCAGCGCTGCTGGTGGATGGCTGCTGGCGATGCAGCGGCACAGACAAGGCGTGCGAGCTCTGTGGGGGCACGGACCGCGTCAGCATCCACGAGTGCCCACGACGCACCGTGCCGGCGGAAGCCTATGCGGTGACGCAGCACGCAGAGCTCCTGGCAGCACAGCTGACGGCGTGGCCTGTCGCCGGCGGAACGATGGATCAGGCTCATGTCTTCTGGGATGCGCTGCTGTTTGTGCTGTCGAGGCGTGCCGACCTGATCGCGCGGCCCAAGGGAGCGGGTAATGGGCCGTAGCGACGTCAAGGTCGTGATGTCCGTCGATGACGGCGTGACGAAGGAGATCAAAAAGGCGGACCGCGCCGTAGACAAGCTCGGCAAGAGTGGCAAGAGCGCAGGCGACCGGCTCAAAAAGGCGTTCAGCGGCAAGCTCAAGGCTGCCATCGGGGCCGTGGTGGCAGCGTTCGCCGTCACGACGGTCGTGCGGACCATCAGCGATACGGCGGACCAGCTGGAGCGCATCGGCCTGCTCGCGGACAGCATCGGGGCGACCGCCGAGGAGGTGTCGGGGCTCAAGTTCGCTCTCGAGAGCCGCGGTATCGGCGACGACATCGAGCAGGTCTTGAACGCCCTCGAGTCCGCCCGCGGCGCGGCGTTGCGCGATGCCCTGAGCGGTCAGGCGGAGGCATTCGGGCGCATCGGGATCAAGGTTAGCGAGCTGCGCCAGCTCAATACCGCGGCGCTGTTTACAGAGATCGCCAACAGCCTCAACGTGGTGGGTAACCAGTACGAGCAGGCCGCGGTAGCGCAGCAGATTTTCGGCGAGGACTCGCGAAAGCTGATTCCGTTGCTGAGAGATGGCGGTGAGGAGCTCGAACACCTCAAGCAACAGGCACAGCAGTTTGGCGCGGTCTTCGGCAAGTCTGCTGTCGAGGACGCCAGGCAATTCAAGCAAGAGGTGAGGGAGATCGGCGCCAAGTGGGACGCCGTGATCACCAAGCTCACGGTGCAGCTGCTGCCTGCGCTGACCGCCGTGTTGGACAAGATGTCCGATTTGGTGGCCTACTTCGAAGGGCTGTCATTCGGAGACATCTTCGGGCTAACGCTCGATGACCCGATTGGGTCGTCCAACACCGCCACCGGCAAAAGTCGGCGGAAGGGTGTGCCGACAGGTTCACCGATGGTGATCGAGGCCGCACCAATCAGCGATGGCTACCCGTCCGGCTTCGGCCGTGGTTTCGAGGAGATCGCAAAGCGCGAACAAGAGCTGCTGCAAATCCGCAACGAAGAGGGCGTCGTGGTGGAGGAGCTGACGCAATCCTATCTGCGCGGAATCAAGGCTGCGGAGCGGTTGACGGATGAAACGACGGACCATTTGGCGGATGCGTTCGAGTCGGTCATCACGGGAGCATCGCAGATGGGAGATGCGCTGCGCTCGCTGGGCCGCTCTGTGCTGGAGACGCTCGCCAGGATGTTCGCCGAGTACGAAGCGCGCGAGCTGGCCAACACGGTTATCGGCTTCGTCGCCGGGTCTGGGGCCACAGCGTCCGAAGCAAGGGTGCGAATCAACACAACGGACAGCAGAGGCGGTCCCGGCCGCACAGAGGTCGTCGAGAATCACTACTACATGCCGGTGCAGTTGCCGCCGCAGGAGTTTCGGCGGCTCATGACCGCGAACGCCGACATCGCGGTCGGTGCAGCCATCGCGGCGGTGCAGCGCAATAAGCGGACCCGCGACGCCTTTGGGGTGTCGCGATGACGACCTTTGGCGCCGCCAACACAGCGATGTCCAACGCCCGAGTCACAGTCGGCGGCATCCGCGGGTGGGCGGACATCCTGACCGTCGATGACTTTCCGACGCCCGATTCCGCGACCGGCTACCTGGGCTACTACTTCGTGGTCACCTTCCACGTGGGCAACTTTGCCACCGGAACGCCAAACGGAACTGCCGAGGTAGCGCTGTGGGACGATCAGGGAGCCTGGTTTGTCGACACCACGCACGTCATCAATCTGTCGGACCAAAACCTCGCGCAAGGCACGGACCGCGGGTTCGGCGTCATGATGATGCTGTGGCAGCCCAGCTGGCCAACCAGCCGAAAGCTGCGCGTGCGTGCCCGGTATAACAACGTCAACCCGTTGCTTAGTGGGTCCTTCGAGATCGAGGGACTATCGGTGCTGACGTTCGACCTCACGGCCCTCGGATCCTCACGCTACTTTGCGTCGCAGTACACGGGAACCGCGTCCAATACCCTGCCGCATGCGCCGTCCGTCGCGGACATGCACCAGACCACGGCGGCGATTCCATGGACATCCGGCACGGAGCGCTGGTTGGTGTTCTTCGCAACGCGCGTGGCGCCCGGCTCCAATGCACACGCTTACTCGACCTGGATGGTCGAGCAGCCGGCGGGCACGTGGGCAAGCTCGACGAACGGCTGGGGCAGCAACGTTGCGACGACGTTCAACAACTTCCCGATCGTCCACGGTGCAGCGGGCCGCGTGACCAACCTTGACCCGACACGCAACAACTTCTGGCAAGGGTTGTGTCGCGACATTGAGGTGACGAACGCCACGACAAAGATCGGGATACGTGGATCGAGTCTCTACAACGCCACAGCCGGCACAGCATCGCAATGGACAGAGGCTTTGATCTTCGGCTACCGGCTGGACGACGATACGGGCTACGTGTCCGACACCAACGTGGAAGCACCAGAGTTCTACGGAACAACGGCCAATTGGGGCATCAACACGTTGGCGGCGACATATGCGGGACCGCTCAACCTCACGATCATATCGATGGGCGTGCCGGTGTTGAATGCGTTGCCAGGCCGTAGCTACGCATCCGACGTTCGGCAGAACGCGGCTTTCATCAAGGCCGGCAACGACCCTCTGTATACCTACCAACGGCTGTTGTCGGAGGGCGTGGGCGAGTACCGCATGGCGTCGGTGGCCGGGTTCGCCGGATACAACTACCCGGAAATGCGGGGCACGCGCAACCCGCGGGACGTCATCAAGCTACAGGTGACCGGCGTTACGTTTACCGCAGGAATCAGCTCTGGTGCCTACGATTTGACGACTGCGACGCCGCATGGCGTGCCACTGTTGTCGTTTGTCTACGTGACTGTGGCCGGGTTTGTCCCAAGCAATCCGGCAGACCCAAACATTGATGGGTTCTATCTGGGAGTCGTAAGGTCCGGCAACACGCTACAAATTGTAGTGCCGCAGGTGACGGCAACCGCGTTTGCTACGCTGGGCACTGTTGAGCCAGGATCTCCAACAGGCATGCGCGCGTTTTCTATCATCGTCGCACTGTCTCTGACGGACGATCTGCTTGGCGCGATCCCCGCGCAGGTGCCGGGACCTGAGGTGCAGCTGAGCGTCAACGCCGAGTCCGACCCGCTCGGGTCTTTGACGGCGCTGCCGGTGGAGCCCTCGCTGCCGATCACGTGCGAGCTACTGCTCGACAAGACCGACCTCGGAAACCGCGCCTATAGCATCACGTGGCCCACGTACCTGGAACCGCGACGACTGATCTCGGTGGTGTGGTCGGGCCTCACGCGCACGGAGCGCGACAGCCTGCGGACGTTCCTCGACAATCTCGCGACCACCGGGATAGCCTTCAAGTGGACAATGCCGGATGACGCTGAGCGCGCCTACGTGCTC